GCGTATAGTTCACGGGCACGTTGTCCACCTCGATGCACGTCATACGTCCGAGGTAGCGCACCGCGTCGGGGAACGTCAGGCCGTCGTGCTTCTGTAGGAAGTCCAGGCTGTTTCCGTGCGCTCCACAGACGAAGCAGTGGTACTGGTTGCCGTGCTTGCGACTTCCCTTGGGCGTGACGATGAAGTTGCCCGTGTGCCTGTCTTCGTGGAAGGGGCAAAGGCCGGTGTAGTTCACGCCCGCCTTGCGGAGCCTGACGCTCTCGCCAACCACCTTCACGATGTCGGCCGCGTCCTGTACGCGCTTAACGATGTCGTCTGGTATCTTTGGCATAGTTATTAAACTTGGTCTATGAAGTCCTGAAAGAATAACTACCTTCTTCGGAAAGAATAACTATGTTCTTGTCGAAGAATGACTACCTTCTTTCGGATGGTCAAAATACGATTATCTGTAAAACCATAAACGCGCGCGTCGCGCGTGGGACGCTTGCCCCTTGCCCCAGCCCGCCCAACCCTGGCGGGTAGGGGGCATGGTGCATGCGGCACACGACGTGAGGGCTTGCCCTTGGTTTAACCCCTCCTACACCTTTAGGTGTAGAGGGTGCGTGGTTTAACTCAGAATGGCAGTTGCTCGTTAGGGGTCAGCATGTAGTAGCCGCCACTCTTCAGGGTGCTCTCCACAAGCATGCCTGTGTTGATAGCCACCATGAGGTCGGCCTGCTGCCTTCCGTCGTTCTTCACACCTCCGATTTCGCCGAACACCGTCTGCTTGACTGACTTGCGACTCATGGGCCACTGGTACAGTTGCGCTGCCTTGTGAATCCACTTGCGGATGTCGTCTTCGCTGTCATATTCAACGGGCTTTGACTTGCTTCCGCCGCCGTTGCTGGTAATTTTCGGAATACCGAGCTTTCCGGCATCGTCGGTCACTTCAAACTTCCAGTCGTCGATGTCTTTGTCACGGGCATCTTGCTGCTTGACGGTGAACGTCACGCCGTTGGCCGTCTTTGTCTTGATGCTTACCAGCGTGTCGCTCACTTTGTTTCCCAGCTCAGTGCCTGCCCAGCCGCGCATCTTCAGCCCGTCCTCGTCGTTCTTTCTGTTCGGGTTCTGGTGCAAGGCCATCCAAATTGACATCTTGCTTTCTTCGGCCACGCCGCTGAAGTAGTCGAGCGTCTTTGTGATGCTCTCCTCGTCGTTGATGCTGGCTAACAGGTCGCGCAGACCGTCAACGAACATCACGTCAGGGCGAATCAAGTCAATGGCCAGCCTGATCATGTCGAAGCGTTGCACGTAAGCCTGCTTGTCTGAATCCTTTGGCATGTTAGTCAGACGTAAGACGTTGAAACGCTCGTTTGGCGTTCGCATCTCCCATCCGCACAGCCAGTGGACGCGTCGCAACACCTTTGCTGTGTTCAGCTTCTCCATCTCTGTGTCGATGTAGAGCACGTTAGGCAGGTGGCCTATATACTCAATGGTTCGCTCCGGCACCGTCAGCCCTGGCAGGTACGTCTGTACGCGCTCGCTTCCGTTGCCGAGGATTGCCGCCATGAGCTGTGTCAGCACAAACGACTTTCCGTTTTTCTTCTGTCCGCTGATGGCCGCAAGTCCACCGACCTTCGAGAAAGGCACGCCGTTGAACTCTAAGATGGAGTAAGGTTCGGGGTAGTCCTCTCGTGGGTCGAGCAGATACGGCCTCAGTATCTCAAACTGCTGTTGTCGCTTGTCAGCATCCGTCAGCTCTCCTGGCAGTGGTATTTTGTTATCTTGTCCGCTCATAGTTACTTGTTCTTATGTGTCGCCAAATATACTTGCATGTATATCGAGCGGCGTTTCTGCTCCTTGCGGTTCACCTCCTTGTATTGTCGCCACCAGTTGATTTCCTTGGCCACGTGTACGGGGTCTGTGATGGGCAGGTTGGCGAGGTCGGTAGCTCTAATATTCTCCATTCTCTAAGTTTTCCCACGTCTGCGCCCTTACCTCCTCGATGTTGCGCAGGGCTTTCTTCATCTCGCCCTTGGTGCGGAATATTTCTTCGTATTCGGGCAGTGTCTCGCTCACGCTGTCATAGATGTAGTCAGGGTTGACCCACGTCTCGGCAAGTTGCATAATGCCCATTTCGATGTTGCGGTCTTCCGTCGGCTCCAGTTCGTAACTGATGTCCTCGGTCAGCCGCATGGCTCGCGTCCATGCCTCACGGACACGTTGCAGCGAGAAGTCCTTGAACATGTTGCGAATCTGGTGTGGCTGGAGCATCGGACAGGCTTGCATTGCGTCGCGGAGTGCCGTTTGGTAGATGTCGCCAGCCAGCACCAGGCAAGCCTGACCGACACACGCCCATGCCAGCGTCTCGGCGTTTGGCATGTTGTGGTTCAGCAGCGAGAGTCGGTATTTGTTCCACAGGCTCGTCACCAACGGACGGCTTACGCTGTATGCCTTTGCGCTCGTGCCTTTCCAGAACTCGAAGAACTGCTCGTCGGTGATGTCGCCGTATATCTTGCGATATTTCGGCGAAAGGTCGGCAACGTGGAAGAACCTGTTGGTCTCGGTGTAGAGCAGCCGACGCTCATATTGGTGTATCTCGTCCACAGCCTGCTTGTAGGCCTGCTTCACCTTGTGCTTGTACTTCGGGTGCGGTGGCTTACGGTTGCCGTGGCGGTCGATGGCCTTGCCGCTGATCTCGCTGAAGCAGTCCATCATGATTGCCGTCGCACAGCCGTTGGCCACACCCATCACCACCTTCACCATCGAGGCAGCTGCTTCCAGTTGCCGGTGCAACTCGCCTTGTCTCTCGTCGATTGTCATCATCGCTTCCAGTTGTTATTCCGTAGATTCGGGTGCTGGTTGGGCATCCCGTTGCGTTGATGCTCAGAGAGCCACCCTGTCGGGCGACTCTCCGGGAAATAGTCAGAACGGTAGGTCATCTTCGTTCTCTTTTACTGGATTGCCGTTACCGTCTACTTTCGGGGGAATTGGGCCTTCCTGCTGCCCTTGGTTCGGCTGTGCCTGCTGTTGTCCCGCTGCCTGAGTGTTCGCCTGCTGTGCGGGCTGATTTGCGGGCTGCTGGTTTTTCGACGCACTGGCTCCAATGAAGGTCACAGCGTCGAGTCGCGTCTCATTGAACCAACGGCCATTGTACTCATGCGCTTCGATGTGGAAGCGCACGCGCACCTCGTCGTTTGGTTGCAGGTTGAACTGCTTGATCCTGTCTTCACCGAAGACTCGCATCACGATATACGAGGGGTTGGTTTGGTTCGGAAACCAATAGTATGCCATCACATATTCCTGTGACATCCACTGATTGCCGGTTGATTGGCTGACACCACTCATTGCTGGCATCACCACCGAGATTTTTCCTTCTAATTCCATTTTTTTCTTATTTATATGATTTCATTTTCACTCTCATCAACGTATCTTTCGTCAGTTGTATGCTCTGATAGAACATCACCTCCATCATTCTTCGCGCCGAGTGCTTTCATCGTCAGCTTTAGCCGCTCCCTATGCACACCAAGTACCTTGTCAAGTGTTTTTTTTGCTAACTTATTATCTTCAAGTTCGCTCCTTGCAGCCGTCACGTCAGCGTGGAATGATATGTAATTATTCCTTTCCTCTATCAGTTTCCTCGCCAGTCCGTTCCGACGTTGGGTCATCAGTCTCAATTCAGAGTTCAATCGCTTGATTTCTTTTATGCACTCTTTATTTTCCTTCCAGTTCAATGCCGCAACAATAAAATCATCTATTGTCTCCATATTCAACTGTTCTGTCATCTCCATCCCGATATGCAGCATAAAGCCTTTCAATAGTTTATCTGGACTAAAGTACATGTAACCACCTTTCGCCTTCATACCGTCAAACTTCAGGATGTAACCATTCGGCTTAAAGTCCACCGTTATACGTTTCAACTTCTCCATGTCATTTTTGCTTCTTTGTTTTTGCCAAACTCTTTCTTTGATCACCGCCACGTCTTTCAATAAGCTCTATCCCTTGCTTGCGCAGATATTCTCGTGCCTCTTGCCTCGCTTCACTTGATTTCAAATAGCCAAACGTGCGAGCAATGAACCTCACCTTGTCTTTTGGTATTCCAAACTCCAGCACAATGTCGTCATCTGCAGTATAAGGATAAAGACATAGCACAGTTGCCAATATATCAATATGATTGTCGGCTATTTCCTGTCCTTTTTCCTTTTCATCTTTCTTTTTCTCCTCCAGTTTCCTGCGTAGTTTTGCATTCACCTCGAGAGCTCCATCCAGGCGTTCTTGCAACAAGTCAATTTGTTTTTCCGATTCTGCTTTCTGAGACTTCAGCTTCTGGTTGATAGTATAAATCTCACGCTGTAGGTATTCATCCGTCTCCCGCTTATCAGTTTTTTCCTTCAGTTCGTTGATTTCTTGCTCTTGCTTCTTGATCTTTCTTTCAAGGTTACTGATATGTTTGCGGAATCTACACCTTTCTTCTTCACTCATTTTGTCGGTGCGATACTCTATCCTGTTGGCTGGTCTGCAATCATATACAAGGCCACCGTGCTGCACGAAATTGCCAACCTTACCATATAGATAATACACGCCTCCATGAGCGTCTAATGTGTCGATGTCGCCATCAAACCTGTTCATTCCACCATGTATCGTCATGCTCATACCAATGATTCAATCCAACCTGCAACACCCATGATGAGCACCAGCACCAACGGCACTACTACACCAAATACCAGGCATTCCTTTGCCGTGAATTCCTCACTGATGATGTCCTTCATAAAAACATCCAAAAAATTTTTCATAACCTACGAATTTTAAATTGTTAATAATGAATATCATTGAAAATCTCACCGCATTCCGTACAGAACTCCTTGCTCTTGCTGACGCTTCCGCACGTCTTGCAGATCCTTTTCCCTTTTCTCACCATTCCATCCTTTCCAGCTTTTATTTCAGCGTTTTTCTTTTCCTCCATTTTCTTCACTATTCTCCTTGTTCTCAACGTTAAGTTGCGCCTGAGTCGCAACCACCCATGATTGCCGCCGTGGCAGGATTCGAACCTGCGACCTCATCATTTCTCACTCTTATCAGCCTTTCGGCATGGTGCGCTCTGCCACTGAGCTACACGGCGTAAAAAAGCCCGCATGACGAATCACGCGGGTACGTTCTTTATCTATTACTGATAAAAATCACATAATCTCGATACCTTCATTCTTCACAACTACTGACTGACGGTTTTGATTTGAATCGCACTGCCCGTCCATCCCTACTCAGCGTACACGACGCAATCGGACCTCCATTGGCGCGGTTAGAGAATCTTTCACCCCTGGCCTTTCAACCTGCCCTCGCGCATCTCTGCACCACGGCTTTCCCGCCCGGCTACACCTTGCGGTGCATTGCCTCTCGTCCGGCTATTTAGTCATTGCTGACACCGACCTTTGTCGGCTTTGTTGCGGAGCGAAATACAGTCAAGTTGGCGTCCATCCTCTTTTACCGTACCCGCCGATGGCCCTCGAAGGGTTCCCCGTGCCGTTTCTGAGTATCCAGAGACTTGTGTCTCGTTGCTACATCTTCAGGCATCATGCCTATGTTCGTGGAAGGTGGCGGAATCGAACCGCCTTGCTCACCCAAGCCTTTCAGGGTATCACCGCCGCTGTGGTAGGCTGCCGTAGCATTTCTTCGGTCGGTTAATCATTTACCCCTTATTCCATTTGCCGGTTTGCACCCTTATTCCGGCTTTTACCTTCCTTGTTCTCTTCTCTTATCTATCCCTCCCTTCGTCCATTGCCCGCAATTCTATTGCGGTATCCTTGCCACCGTGCCCTGCGGTTCTCCGCAGTGGCTGCCTTCTACCTCAGCAGCTTCATATCGTCATACAGCCCCTCCGCAATATTCATCGCAATCTGGTGTTGCGGATATGCCCACCTCGTTCCTCTCGTCTCGCCGTTCAGGTGTGTCACCTTCACCCTTTTCCTCGGAAGGCAGTCCCCGTACTTCTCCACCCAGTCCTTGGTAAACATCCCGAACTGCTTGCACAGTTCATCCGCTGTCAGCCATCGTTCACCAGCCTTCACCATTGCCAAAGTTACAGCCTTCTGCACCTCGGCAACTATCTCTTCTCTCAGTTTTCTGTCCATGATTATTTGCCCAAGAACTTATTAATGAAGTATTGCTGACCCTTACCCGTCACTTTCGGCGTAATGGTAGTCACCATCTGCCCGTTCTGACTGTGAACGTTCTTTTTCAGTTCAAACAATCCTTGCTTCAGGTACTTCTGACATGGGATGTTATAGTATTCACCGATGGTGCCGAGGTAGTGGTTCTCACGCATCCAAGCAAAGAGGCGATTTTGACCTATTTCGTAACCGTTCTGCGTGATTATCTTTGCCAGTTCACCAATCAGACATGATGACTTGCTTCCAACGATTGCATCAGCAAACACCACCTTTGGCTTCTGCTCTGTCAGTTGCTCTTCCTTTTGCTTGTTCTCCAGCCGAAGCACTTCCATTTCCTCTTCCTGCTGGATGATCATCTGTGCCAGTTCCTTGCGGCTCATCTGACGGGCTGTGTAACTGCCGGTCTTGCGTATGGCTGGAAGCACCTCTCTTGTCACCCACCTGCGGAATGGCTTGGCCTGTTCGCTGTCACTTCGAATGATTACGTCATAAAGTCCACTTTCAGTAACGAATGTTACCTGCTGTGTGCGTCCGAGGTTGTCGATGGTGTCAATCAGACTTACATCATCCTCGTCAAGTCTTCCCTTAACGGCACGTGAATTGTTTATCCCGATAGCCTGGCATATATCAGCAAGGCAGAACATAGGATTGTCTGCCGTTCCTGCCGTGCGGATTTCTCCAAACTGCTCACTCTTGAAAATCTGTACCTCGGCCACGATTTCTTCTCTCAGTTTCCGATCCATCACTTCACCCTCTTGAAAGCTATCGTCAGCGGCTCAGCCACCTTGATCCTCTCAAATTCATAATGTTCGAATCTCTTCACGTCCTGGGCTGCAACCCTTGCGCTCTCCACTGCTCTCTCATTAGGCAGCGTGAACACGCCAGTCTCGCCCACCTTCAGGTTCATCCAGTCGTTTCTACCTACTTTCTCTTTGATCATACCTTTCTTAATTTTACTTAATATTTTACTTACTTTGAAACAACTTGGCAGAAAAAGCCGTATATTTGCAATCCGACACCCTCGCAAAGTGTTCGCAAATTGGCGGTTATCCGCTTTCGATAAGACGGCCTCCCGTCTGACGGCTATTTTCATGCCTTGTTGTGTGCTACTTACATACTTGCGCACAAAGGTAATAAGATATTTTGAAACTCTTGCGGATTTATGCGGATTATTATAGTATTTTAACAAAACAACGCGGATTTATGCGGTTACGTAACAATATTTTTGCAGAAGCCTTCCGTTGGCTAAAGAAAAACGTGGAGGGAATCAAGTATCAAAAAGACCTCGCTGCACGAATAGGTGTAAGCGAAGACACAATCACGCGAATTATGCGCGACCAAACAGAAGTCACCGATGATTTTCTATGTAGGTTTAATGAAGCCTTTGATAATGTTTTTAATTACCAATGGCTACGAGGTGAAGATCCGAATTGTATGCTGGCAGCGGATGTTGAATATTTCAATCAACACCCAGAAAAACGATTAGTGTTTGAAAATCCGCATCAATCCGCGCCAATCATTGACCCGTCAACGGCCATGAATGCCCTCATAGCCGAACACGTTCGTTTGGTCAACCTCCTCGAAGCCGACATAAAGAAAAAAGAAATTGAAATGGAGGAACGCCTCGCCGACAAAGAAACAATCATCCGCGAAAAAGATGCCCGCATCCTTTCCCTGGAGCGTACCATCTCCGACAAAGAATCAATCATCCGCGAAAAAGATGCTCGCATTCTCTCCCTGGAGCGTCAGCTGGCTGCTGCACGCTCATCCGATTTACAGAATTATCCCTTCGCCATTGGCGCAGCTGAACAAAAAAATCACCCTAAAAATTCATCCCTATGACCGCAAATGTTTTACACCTACATTCTGTAAAACATCTAAAACCACCATAAACAGGGCATAATCCACTCCTCGTGCAGAATCCCGCCGGAATCACTGAAAATTGCATGAGGATGACGCGAGAAATGGCGGCATCCTCTTTGTTTATCGGCATTTTAGGTGTTTTACAATACGAAAATAAATAACGGATTTTGACGGATATTCCATGATTTTCCGAGGAAATGTTTTACGTATGTTTTACAGTTTAACTGAATGTTTTACACTTTATAAATTTATTAGACAATGTTTTCAACAAGAATAGTCTTTGATCGCAGGAAAGTGGCGGCAGAAGATAAAACCAAGAAGGCACCCTTGAAGTGAGGGTGACCGTAGACAGAAAGTCGTACTATATTAATACAGGTATGCGCGTGCGTGCAAAGCACTGGGCAGGGGCCATCGTTGTACGTCCTGATGCCGACGCACTGAACAATCGGCTTGGGCTGATAGTTCGCAGAGTGAATGAAGAAATCAATAAATGCCTGGAGGAACGTAGGCCAATAGACGTGAACATCATCAAGGAACGATGCTTCGATGGAACCAAGGAGCCGGTGCGCGTTGATACTTTGCTCGAATGGCTGAAAAAAGAAATACCCATGCTGAATATGTCGGACGGCACTCGTCGGCACTATCAGTTGCTTTATGACCGTTTGGTGCAATTTGGAAAAATAACAAGGTGGTGTGACTTGACAGTCGAGCGGATTTATGAGTGGGACACATGGCTACACGCTTTGCCTTGCCGCCAACGAACGGCTGATATACAGGCTGGCAAGAAGCCTGCAAGACTCAGCGATGCCGCTGTGTACAATTATCACAAGTACATGAAGTATATGATCGGCAGAGCTGTTAGGGTAGGGCGTATCGACAAAAACCCATACGACAAGATTGCCAATGGTGAAATCAAGAATGGAAAGCGTGAGAACCTGGAATACCTGACAGACGAGGAAATGGATGCTATCGTCAGCCTCCGTCCTTTGGCAGGTTCTCCTATGTGCGTAGCCCGTGACTTATTCGTCTTCCAATTGTATACTGGGATGGGGTATTCCGACACGCAACGGTTCGACATACGGCAATACAAGAAGGTGGATGGAGTGTGGACTTCTAACCAGGAGCGCGTGAAAACTGGAGTGGCTTACGTATCCGTTCTCCTGCCTCCTGTAGTCGAGGTGCTGGAACGTTATGGCATGCAAGCCCCTAAAATCGGCAACGCTGACTACAATCATGCGCTGAAGGCTATACAAATGGCGACGGGTATCACGACGCGGTTGCACTCACACCTTGCTCGTCATACCTTTGCAACCTGGATGCTCAGGAATGGCGTATCAATGGAAAGCCTCGCCAAGATGATGGGACATACCACCACACGCGAAACACAGAAATACGCCAAAGTAACTGCAAAAATGGTGCACGAAGATTTTGACCGCATATCCAAACTTTTTACAACTAATAAAACCAAAGAGCTATGAAACTAAAAACGATTGCAACTCTGCTCACTATGTGTGCAGTGATGATGTCCTGTTCTAAGGACATCGAGAACGAATCTACCAATGAGATGGTGACGCTTACCTTCTCGCCTTATGAGATGGAATCCATGACGCGAGCCACATCCAGTATTGCCGACTATTGCACACGTCTGGACGTATGGATCACCGATGGAACCACCACGCAGGACATTCACCAGCTTTCCTCTCAGAAGGACTTCGGCACAGTGGCCGTCACGCTCGACAAGACAAAGACCTACACCCTCACTGCTGTCGCTCATAAGTGCACAGAAGCGGCTACGCTGACCAACAACGTGATTGCTTTCCCCGATGGCAAGCTCACTCATGCTATGATCTACACTTCCACCTTCTCGCCTGGTACCACCACCACGCTCTCGTGCGAAATGACACGCATAGTCGGAATGTTCAGATTGGAGACAACCGATGCCGTTCCTTCAGGATGTACAAAAATGCGCTTTACATTTTCATGCAATGACCAATGGAACACTGCCACTGCCACCTCCAGCCACCAGCAAGACAAAGAGGTCTCCATCAGCATCACCTCTACCCATGATGACGGTACGGTCGCTCTGAGTTTCTACGTCATGCCAGATAATCTGACGGCCACAAAGAACATCGACATCGTGGCCACCGCACTGACAAGCAGCGATGCAACCATTCAGCAAAGAACTTTTACCTCGGTTCCCATTAAGGCGGGCTATAAGACTACCTATTGCGGCGCATTCTTCACTGTTCAGGCTCTCGACTATACCTTCACGGCTAACGACTGGAGTACTTTCGATACCATTAATTTCTGAAAAATGAAACATTCTATCATGTTTATGCTTTTCGTGCTGATAATATCAGCCTGCGAAAAGCCGGTCATAGACGAAGACACCGTGCTCGATGACGCTGTGGTTTTCTCTTTCATCCCTACATTCAAAGACACCACACGCGGCAACCCTGCCAGTTTCTTCTCGAAGCTAAACGTCCAGATATTCGATGCTGACGGTCAGAAGGTTTTTGACAAGGTGAAAACCCAGACATCAGAAGATGCCGATTTCTGCAATCTATCCTTGAAACTGCCTGCTGCCACCTATACCGTCGTAGCTGTCGGCCACTCTTCTAAGGTATCAGCCACCATCAAATCACCCGATGCCGTACAGTTCACAGCCTCTGATGGCGAAAAGCTCACCGACACCTTCTGTCACTGCTCCACCGTCACCATCAGCGAAGGTCAGAAGTTCTCGCTCCCCATGTACCGCGTGGGTGCTATGATCCAGTTCGTGCTGACCGACGAATCCATCCCCGATAACTTTGCGTATTTCCTAATGGAATATACCGGCGGCTCAGCGAACTTTAACCCCACCACCTTGGAGGGCATTACAAAGAGCAAGCAGTCTGAGCGTCGTATCCGCAACAGCATGAACACTCACCAGACATTCACCTTCCCTTATCTGTCGAAGTCATGCACACTGAATATGACCGTCACCGCCACCGATGCTGATGGCACCGCCATCCGTCAGCGCATCTTCCCGGATGTCTCTGTCACCCGCAACCGCATAACCACCTATACCGGCCATTTCTTCCAGGATGGCGATGGCGAGTTCACCCAGTCCGACTTCGGCTTCGTTGTACACACCGACTGGGATGGAGAGGACTTCTATACGTTCTGATTACGTCAAAGGACCTGTGCCTTTGAACGAGAATGTACCACGTGCAAGACTGCCGATGTTTGCCCTTACATCGGCAGTCGTCAGTATGGCACTGCCTGTGAGGGTTTCCTGACTCGCTCCTTCCACCGCCTTGAATATCAAGGTGAAGGTCTGACCAACCATCAGCACATTGCGTATCTGCGTCTTCGCAAGTACCAGGTATCCCACGTTGATGTCCCATTCCCGACGGCCTGCAACATATTCCTTCCACAAGTGTTGTGTGGAACTTGCCTTTTCTATGGTGTCGCATTTGTTCGCAAGGTCGCTGGACTTGATGCGTGTGGATGCCAGTGCCGTGCCGTTTTGCGCTATGATTACTGTTATATCTTTGCCTGTCATATTCCTATACTATTTCCATGTAACTATCTCTCCTTGACCTGTCCGTTTCGTGTATCTGTTTGTCACGAGAAAGATCTGTTCACCCGTGACCACAGCCGAGAGGTCTATCCCCCTCATGCCGCCACCTTCCAGCGCGTTCGCCACGTTCGCCGTCTGCGCCTGGTTGAGCACTATTTCGCCAGCATTCAGTCCGACGATGCCGCCACCGTCCACCATCCCGAGTATGTTGTCACCGCTGTAGGAGTTACCTTTAATCTGACCACCATTGGCATATCCCGTCGCTGAGTGGATGCTGGCAATAGTACTTATCATCGTTGCCGTGCTTGCTGCTGCTGCGGCAATAAATGCCCAGATGTTCGACTTCGTTGTCGTGTCCGTACCAAGGGCACTGGCGAAAGCTGACGCCACGGTGGCGATAGCCTGTGCCACGATGCCTGCAACCTTGGCACCTGGGTCTTCTATGCTTGACAGAGCACTACCGACGCTTCCGATGGCCGACGCTGCCTGCTGAAAGTCCTTTGTGGCTGATTTGGCATCCTTGCCTGCCTCTTTGAGGCCGCCAGTCTTGAAGTCTATTGTGATAGGCTCCAGCCCTATCTGCTTACGCAGGGCGTTATACTGCTCCAGTATGCCCTCCCATGCACTGTCGGGCACGTCCAGCCCGGCACCTATCTTCTTACCGAGGGCGTTAAACTGAAAGTCCATGCCGTTGATGCCGTTCTGAACAGCGTCCTTCAGCATCGTCTGGAGCGTCGTCTCGTCCACCTTCACCGCCTCCGTCTTCAGTTCCAGCTTGATAGACTGCTTCATGGTGTTCACCGTCCCCATCGGGTCCGTCAGCTCCATCTTTGGTGCGGCAATGGCCATCGGTGCTATCTGCTTCATCTTCGACGGGTCGAACTTTTCCTTGCCCGTCATACGGTCGAGGACGTATTGCTGCTCCTCTATCTCTTCCTTTATTTTCCGTCGGCTGTCGTCGTCAGCAGCCGCACGCCAAGCCTTCTGCAAGTCCTGCACCTTCTTCGTCTGGTAGTCAATGGAGCCGATGGCGGCTTCAATCTCTGTTTTTCCGCCTTTACCGCCGCCGCTCTTACCGCCACCGATTGTACCACCTACAATATTAGGCTCAATATCCTGCTTAATAGGCTTGAGAATCTGCTTTGCGGCTTGTTGATAGTCGGCAAGCATCTTCTTGGCTGCATCCACTTCGGCCTGAATCTTGGTGGCGTCGAGTGAGCCGTACTTCTTTGTGATGGCACTGACACGCTTCTGTAACGCCTCGTTGCGCTCACCACTTTGCCATGCACGTATATCTTTAATCTGCTGCTCGCGAGGATTGATGTAACGCCAGAACTTCGCCTGCTGCTGTTGATAGATGCTTTGCCGTTTCCCTTCGCTTGCACCAGTAAGGTAGGCGGTCATACTCCCTACTTTGCCGCTGCCGCCCATTTTGCCGTAGGCGTTCATCATCCGTCCTGCCTCAGTCAGACTGTTCAGCAGACGTGCCAGCGGCCCACCAACCACGTCAAGGATGCCTATCTTCATCGAAGTCCACAGGCTGTTACTGGCTTCTTCCAATGGTGCGAACTTGCGTCCAAGTTCCTCCATCTTGTTTTGCAGGCTGACGTTGGCTTGTGCTGCACGGTCGGCTGCGGTCTCCACGTAGTCGCCAGCCTTGGCCATCTGCTCGCGGATAATGGCACCGACGGCCTTGGTCATGTCGCCCGTTTCCTTCATCTTGTCTTTGACCTCGGTGGCACTCAGTCCGAGGTTGTCAAGAATCATCAGCGACTTGCGACCGAGACCTGTCACAATCGAGTCCACCATGTAGTCAACACTCTGGCCGGTGTCCTTGGCCTTCTGTTGTGCGAATGCGAGCATCGTGCCGAGTTCGTCGAGCGGAAGCTTGAAGTCGTTGAACTTTACGGCGGCTTTCATCAGTTCGATGTCGGTCACGGTGCCGTGGGTGGCCTGGCGCAGTCCGTCGAGGATGTCACCACGCCCAAGTCGCTCGAAGGCGATGCGGATGCCCTCACCCTGCTTGGCCAGTTCCACGCCCTGCTTCACCATGTCGCCCATCTCGCTGGCCAGTCCTGCGAGCATACCGGCTCCTTTGGTCATCAGATTACCACCGAACACCTGCAAGGCTCCAGACATCTTGCCGCCGAGCCCTGCGAACAGCCCGCCGCCGCCTTCTCCTAAGTCTGGCATCTTCACATTGTTCAGCGAGCGGTTCATCTCCTGAATCTCTTTGTTGACAGACTGGTATTTCTGCTTCATCTGTTCGATGGCTTGCAGATAATCCTGACCGATTGCATTCTTCTGAGCTTCCGTCATGCGGTTGTATTGCATTGTCAACTGCTCGATGGTGCTCTTATAATCATTCATCTGGCCTTTGGCGGTCTTGGCGGTTGATTCCATGCCGCCAATCATCTGCACAAACTTCTGCATCTTCTGACTTTCCTTATCGAGAGCCTGCTGAAGTCCACCCTGAGACTGCGTAAAGTTGTCGAGTGCCGACTTTGCTTTCCTTAGACCGGCATCCCATTGACCTGTGCCTACTGCCAGTTCAAGAACTGATTTTGCCATATATTATCCTTCGTTAAATTCTTTTTCTATCCACGTCTCCACATACCCTTTGAGAGTCTGTCCTAATTGCTGCGCGGCCTGTTCCATGTCGCTGCTCATGCCGTGGAAGAATGAGCGTGGAGCAATACTGCCGCGAGCACCCCATGAAGCCCTTGAACCACGTCCAGTTGGTCCGTAAGATTTTGCCGTGCGCACATCTGTTCCGTTTTCTAAAAAGCGCAAAATAAATGATCTATCTGGGCCATAATACTCATTGATGTCCTTGGTTCGTTCACTAACATATCGGGGTTTGATTTTGCCTGGCTCATACAGGCGATTGCGGCTACTAATCCGGCCTCGATTTCCTCCTATGTTTATATTGCCTCCGAACTCACCTTTATACATGCGGCGAAGCACAGCAGACGAAGCACTTCCTGCACCTGCGTCTCGCGCTTTTTGCACAGCCTTGGCTCGCATGATGGCCAACACCTTGCCAAGTTCTTTTCGTACAAGCTCGGAGAACCAACCGTCGAACTGCTCTCTCGACATCGAACCTGACCTTACCATACTGAGGTTGGTCTGTGTAGATGCGTCAAGTTTTAGCTTTTCAAGTACGCTATTGACCGCCTTATCAAGATTCTTCAATCCTGAAAAGTCGGCCATTAGCCCTTCAATGCGAGCGTCGGATGCCCTAAGATTTGTTCTGTATACAGCCATAAAAAAAATGCGCGATTAGTGCAACTATACACTAACCGCGCATTTTTGGTGCATGGGTTTACTTTATCCCTCCAGTTCTCCGCTTGGTGGGTTGTTGTTGTCGCCGCCGTCGGTCACGTCCTCAGTTCCTTCCACCTCGGATCCCGTGATGGGATCGACGCGCTGCCAACTGACTTCGCTGGCGAACTTGTCGCTGTACTTCGATGATACGGAGCAGCCCAGACGGGTCTTCTGCTTCGATGGCACCACCATGTCGGCTGTAGCGGCCTTCTTCACCGTGCCGTCCTGGTTGAGCTCATCCTTGGCAGATGCTCGCAGATTGGGATAGAGGAACAGGAACTCTTCGCCGACGGGCACACGGAAGCCCTTCAGCAGATTGTTCTGTGCGGCCTTCATATACTCCGTGACGGCTGCACGCATGATGCTGGGCGTGATGTCGGTGTTCTGACAGGCCTCGCGGATCACCTCGTCGAAACTGAGCGTACCGTGGGGCACTGGCACGGCATAAAAGGAATGGGTGCCTACTTTCTTGTTCTCGAGAACTTTGTACTTGATTTTTGCCATGATACTTTAATCTTTGAGTTAATATACTATTAGTTCGGAGTTAATATACTATTTCCTCGCTAATAATATACTAAAACCTTTGCAGGGGTTTACCTCAAAAAAGAGAAAGAGACGGAATGGCAAAATTATTCCGTCTCTTTTTTGTCCGTCTGGCTGTTGAGCGCATCCATCACGGCTTGCAGTTCTTCCACGTCTTCAGCAGAGATGGGTGGCTCGTCGTCATCGTCATCATCATCGAAGAGCATGGGGAACATGTCGGACACGGTCTTGCCCTTGGGGTCGCGCATGGCGAACATCGCGGCGTAGGCGCACTCGGCGATGAGTTGATGCTTCAGGCGGTCACGCTGGCGGTAGCCTCGGATGATGCGGCGAACTTCCCAGAAGCGGAGGTCGTAGAGAAATTCACGGCGGGGGATTCCGATTTCGCCCACGAGCAGTTGGTAGATGTCGTGGGCGGTGGTTAGTTTTTTGCCTTGCCCTTTCCTTTCGCCGGCTTTTCGGCTGGTTCGCCCTTGGGGATGTGGTAGAAATTGGCTCTGAGCGTGAGGAAGGTACCGAGGGCTGTGCCGATTTCGAGCGGGGTGGCCTCGTTCATCAGGTCGGTGTCCTTGATGGGTGGCTCTTCGTTCATGCTCTGATAATAGGCAATCATGCACGACAGGATGGCGTAGATGGTCTTCTTGATGTCGGGCATCTTGTTGTCTTGTATGAGCGGAAGGGCTTCCGTCATGAAGTCGGCGATGTCCTGTCCTGCAAGGTCCTTGAATGCAATCTCGGTGGCGTAGCAGTAGCCCATTGTGACGGTGCGCTGCTCTGTCTCGTCGGTGCCGTCGGTGCGGCAGGTGAATGTTACGTTTTGCTTGATCATAGTTTCTTGATATTTTGGGATTAGGGGTTGCGATGGAATCGCAACATACTGAAAAAAAAGGAGAGGGCGGATGTCCCGCCCTCCGCTGGCGGGATTATGTGAGTGAGCCGGGCACCAGCGGGCCGTAGCCGTTGATGGTGCCGCTGTAGGTGGCCTGCTGAGAGACTTGGCCGGTGGCCTGCACGTTGGTCATCTTGCCTTGGCCTGAGCAGATGACGGTGCCCATCGTGCGGTTCTGCTCGCCGCTGGCGAGGGCTATCTTCCAGTTGATGATTTCGTCGTTCACCTTGCCTACCATGTCGGCAAAAGTCTTGCCGGTGTCCGTGCCGCTGGCAACGAGGGCAGAGAAATTGATGTCGTAGGTGCGGCCCACTACATCGTTCTCGTCCCACACGGCCCCGCTGGAGTCGGTGGTGTCCTTGGTCGTGCTGTTCTCCGTCTGTGCTGAGCCATGCAGACTGAGTTCGGTGCTCATGGCTATCACATTGTTGCTGTTACCTTCTACGATGAAGAGTCTGAGATGTTGTCCTTTATCCATAGTCGTAATGTTTTAGAGGTTGTACTCATGCCAATGCCCCGGAACCCATGTACTGGCGCGTCACCTGTATGTTGGTACGGTTGTTTGCCTGGATGGTGAAGTCATTGAGAATGGCCTGGCCCGAGCGGGCGAAGGCGGCGTTGTTGGGTGTGCGGTTCTGGGAGCCTGCCACTTCCTTGGTTTCATCCCAGCCGACTTGCACTTTCTCGTCGCTGACGAACTGCTGGATGACGGCGATGAGCGCGGCGGCGGTGGCCTCGTAGGAATCGACCTGCACCGACCATGATCGTGAGGTCATCTGCTCCATACCGAAGCTGCCCTCAGAGTCCTTGGTCTTTGCGTCTTCCATATTGCCGGTGATGCTCACCTGACAGCTGGAGGCTTCAGGGACGGCATTGCCTCCGACGAATGCGCGGAAGTTCTGGCCTTTCAGTTTTTTTAATGCCATAGTTGTTTACTTTTTGGTGATTGTTACTGTCTGTTCGAAGCTGAAGGTGTCGGGGTGGTACTGGCAGATGGTGCGCGTCCACTTGGTGCCTTCGGGGAGAGAGTCAACCAGTGCTTGGCTCTGGCTGTAGATTTCCTCGCGGCTCTTGGCCGTGAGCGTCACGCTGCCCTTTTTGAGCAGCTCTTCCTTGAGTGATGTCTTGATGCCGTTGTCCATACTACTTATTGGTGTCACATTGATAGGTAAGCAACTGATAGCAGCAGGGCTTGTCGGGGTCATAGTCCACGCGGCCCGCAGAGAACTGCCAGCTGATGGGGGTCAGCGGCTCGTCGCGGTGCGTTTCCCAATAGTCGCATAGCGTCTGTCGCACAAGTTCGGTCATGTCGCCCAGCGCGTCGCAGTCCTCATGCACACACAGAATGCTGACCGTCACGCGGTCTTCGTCGCCCTCCACGCCGTCATCCTTCGTGTCGGCATTGTTCTGCAAACCGTCGAAGGTGATGATGATGTATGGGATTTTGTCTTCGTCCTCGTCCACTGTAGGGCGGGCGGGATTGAAGATGCGGTCATCCACGATGGCGGTCACATCTTCGCTCTGTGTCAATGCGCTGTAGAAGAATTTGTCCGTGAGTAGGCTCATACTGCTGTCAGTTGCTTTGGTTAATAATCATTTTTACGACGAACTCCAGCAGACGGCCACCGACGTAGCCCTGCAAGTAGGCTGCCTGTTCCGTGCCGAGTGCCACGCCGTAGTATTCGGCGACGTGGGCCTGTACGTGGTCGGTCTCGTGGTCGATGGTGTTCAGGAACTCCCTGAGACTGGTGGCGCGGCCAATACACACGATGCTTTCGCACCGGCCCATCGAGGTGAGCGTATAGCCTGCGTTCCAGCCTTGCAGGTTGCTGACGGCATCTTCCACCATCTGACGTGGGGCACCCAGCGAGCTGAGCATTGCGCCCACTTCGCCGAGGTCTTGCGGCCATACGTCGTAGAGTACGGTCACGTCCCAGTAGCCTTCGATGTCAAGATGCTGTGCTGTCATTCGTCAATTCACTTTAGAGTTGATGGCGGTTTTCTGCTCCGTTTCTGCCGTAAGCATCGCGCTGGCCTTTCATGTAGGCCTCGCGCTCCTCGGGAGTCATGTAGTCGAGGTGCTGGCCTTCCATGTGCTTGTCGCGCATAGCCTGCTCGTAGCCCTCGCGGTAGCCGTCACGGTAGCCTTGTTCAAACTCACGGCCAACGGTCATGGTTCGGTAGTTGCCGCCCGTGCCGCCCGTGCGGAACTGGTGACGCATCTGTTCGCGCATCTGTTCCTTCAGGTCTTGGCCGTCGTTGGTCATGATGATTGTTCCACTGTTGGGATCGTAAATCATTGCTTTATCTGTTTTTATCGGTCGCCATGACTATGAGTCCTTTTTTCCTCCCTTCGTCGCCGGTGTCGGTGTACCGCCGCTCAGTTTCTCCAGCAGTTCAAGCGTCTTGGCCTGCATGTCCTTCATGCCCTGGAGTTCGCCCTTTGTCGCTGCCAGTTCTGCCTGAAGGCTCTGGATGGTCTCAGCCTGTCGGACGGTGGCCGCATAGCCGGGGTTGATGATTTCCTTGCACTTGGGGCCGTCCTGCTTCAACTTCTTGTAGTAGTTGAGATTCTGGAGAATCTTGTCGGCTTCGCTCACCTTCTCGTCAATGATGCGCTCTGCCGTCTCGCGGTTGCCCGTGTAGATTTCCGGGTCACGGCCAGCCACTTCAAGGCCGACGGGTAGCCCTGGCACCAGCCTGTCTTGACCGCCTATGTTCACTGTGAGGTCAACCAACTGGGAGTTGAGCGTGTTGTTCATCGGCCAGTAGGGTGCCGATTTGCCTTTCACTGTGCCGACGGCTACCTGTAAGCCGCCGTTGGTGCTGATAACGTAGAAGTTCGCACCGATTTGGAGTTCTGAAAAATTATTCATAGTCATAGTTCTTTTGATTGTTAATACTCTTGTTAATTATGTCGTTGCCGGAGCGGGTGTGCTCATCAGCTGGAGGATGCCGTTGTACTTGTCGTTGAATACCAGCAAAACGCCTGTCCCTGTCAGGTCAGCCACCGTCACGTTCGAGCCTCCGAAGAAGGTCAACTGGCGGGTGTTGCCGTTGAGGGTCAACGTCACGGGCAATGCTTCAGACGTACCCGCAGGAATGGACTGCGGAAGACGGATGAGAAGGATGCCCGTTCTCGGTACTTGACGGAAGCCCATTGCAAGGTCAACAGCCGCAGT